ACCTGGACGAAGTACCGTCCGCTGCTGGAGCGCTGGATGGAGTGTAAGCGGACTGGGGAACCGTTCATCCCGCTGGACGCGGAGGCGATGGGGCGCCTGCTGCAGGGCTGGCGGATAGAGTTGGATGTGGTGAACTTCGTTGAGGACATGATGTTGCACTGGGCGTATCAGGAGAAGACAAATCCGAAGTCGATTCCAAAGGAGCTATAATGCCTGCCTACCCGTATCCGAGGAATGAGTATGAGGCGGTCAACGCCAACTCTTGCAGCTATGTGAACGTGTATGTGTGGCCTACCTGCCCCCAGTGTGGGCAGCCGATGCCGAAGTGCCCGTCCTGCGGGCAGCCCAGGCCGCAGGATTACGGCTGGTCCTATCCCTACTGGGTGCCCCCGTCGTACCCCAACTACGTCTACTGTGACAACACCTGGATCGACCACATCGCCTCCTATGGGGGTACCGACGATGAGTAGGGGTCCGATAGCCAAGACGGAGCGGAAGCAGGACTGGTCGTGGAAGACTGGTTCGCCCGAGAAGCAGGCGAACATGGAGCAGTATTTGGAGTGGCTTCTCACCCCCGAAGAGGAACGGAAGCCGCGGACGAAGGGCGGGCTGGCCGATAGCCTGGGGGTAACGCCCCAGACTCTACGGAGCTACGCTAAAGACCCCTGGCTGCAACGGGAGCTAGTGCAGCGTGGCCGTGCCCTGAATAGGGTGGAGCGGGCGCAGAGTGTGCTGGAGTCCCTGTATGTGCAAGCCACCGACAAGGACAACCCGCGGAGTGTGGCCGCTGCTAAGGTGTGGTTGGATTGGGTGAACAAGCAGCTTGAACCCTCGTTGGAAACCGATATGACCGACATGTCGGAAGACGAGTTGATGGAGATGCTTCACACCATGATAACCAAGGATGATTCCTAAGTGCCCGCCACTCCGCGGGAAGTCCAACAAGAGTTGGAGTGGCGCAAGTGTGCGAAAGACCCCGTATACTTCCTGAACAAGTATTGGAATATCGAGGTCATCGGCAAGGGGTATTCGGTCACTGGCCTGCGCGACTATCAGGTCGGTGACACCCGCACCTTCGAGGCAGCCTGCCGTGGTGAAGCGAAGCTTCGCCAGGCACGGCTGAAGGCCAGGCAGATCGGCTACACGACGATCGCCTGCGGGTTCGGCTTCCACAACGGCTTCTTCCACCCGCACCATCCGTGGCTGGCCGCCCAGCAGTCGGAGGATGAAGCGAAGAAGACCCTGCTCTCCAAGGTGAAGGTTCCCTACATGATGCTGCCCCCGTGGATGCGGGAGCGGGGGCCTGTCCTGACCACCGACAACACGGAGGAACTGGTCTGGGATAACGGCAGTTCCTTCTCGGCCATCCATTCGGGGGCGGCAGCGGCCCGTGGCCGCGCCGTCTACGGGGCGATCATGGACGAGGCGGCCTTCATGGAGAACGCCGAATCCCTGTTCGCTGCCCTGGACCCGCTCACCTACGGCCCCCTCTTCCTGTTCTCCACCGCCAACGGGCTGGGCAACTTCTTCGCTGACACCTGGCAGGATGGGGAGCTTCCCGACTCGGAGTGGGAGCGCGGCTTCCACCCGTGGAACGTGGTGCCTGGCCGCGACCAGAAGTGGTACGAGCAGATGAAGCGCCGCTACCGTGGACGCGAGTGGCTGTTCTACCAGGAGTACCCGTCGACGCCTGCCGAGGCGTTCGCCAAGTCGGGCCGCACCGCCCTGGCCATCGACCTGATGGAGGCCAACAACGACTGGTCGCCCCCCTACTGGCGGCTGGACATGTCGATGCTCAACATGGAGACAGCCAGCGGCAGCAAGGTGACAGCCGCCGTCGAAGCGGCGGTCATCCCCGAAGACGAGGACCGCGACTTCGAGTTGCATGTCTGGGTGTGGCCCTATGTGGAACGCGACGACTGGGGGGTGTCGGTGCGGCCCCCCAACTTCGTGGTCGCCGCCGACGTGTCCGAAGGCCTGGAAGACCTGGACTATTCGGCCATCACGGTGATGGATGCGAACACCCTGGAGATGTGCGCCACCCTGAAGGCCTACGTGCCTGTGGAAGACCTGGGGTCGATGATCGAATGGCTCTCCTACTGGTACTACACGGCTCTGGCCGCCCCCGAACGCAACAACCAGGGGCTGGTCCCCCTCACCTACCTGCACATGCGGCAGTACCCACGACTGATCCGCATGGACTCGTTCGCCCAGATCAGGCGGGGGGATCGCACCCCACGCTACGGGTGGCACACCAACCGTGCGACCAAGCCGAAGATGGTGATCGAGTTCGCTAAGGCGATCCGCGACGGGGCGGTCGCCCTGCACGACCCGCGGCTCCTGTACGAGGCCCGCACCTTCCTGTCGGACGGCACAGGCTCCTACGCGGCTAGTGAGGGCAACCATGACGACCTGATCATGGCCACCCTGATTGCCTACCAGGCCTGCCTCGACATCGGCAAGTACCCGCAGGTGTGGCAGGACCATGTGAAGCGGCCTATCACCATGGACGAAGTGCTGGCCATCACCATGCCCAAGTCGGTTCAGAAGGGGTCTTCCCCCCTGTACCAGGGCCTCGGCCAAAGGCGCGACGAGTCGTGGGAGAGCAAGCGTTCCTGGGAGATGCTGCCGCAGAACGTGTCGACAGGCCCGCCTAGTGGGTAGGAGGATACATGTCACTGATTCCCGACACGCATCCAGACACGATTCCGATTCTTCCCGCAGCGAGGGAAGAGCCGTCGGGGCTGGGCTACCGTCAGCCCGAGAACCTGGGCGCCCGCGGTGACCATGGGTCCGCGGAGGTGGGGCTAAACCCGCCCAGCCCCGACTTTCCTACCAGAGTCACTCACAAGGAAGGCTCCCACCTGGAGAACGACTTGCATGAGGACAAGGTAGCCCCGATCGTCTGGAGCGGCGACGAACCCTCACCCGACTACGTTCGGGCCAAGGGTCCAGTCCATTTCAAGCCCTAGTTGTCGACGCGGCCTCCTTTCTAAGTGAGGAACCCAATCATGGGTTTCAGACTGTGAAAGGAGGCCTGCAATGTCATACTCGCCTTTGAACGCAATCGCTCATCCGCCCTTCGACGCGGTGGCATCCCTTCGCAAGCATGTCATCCTTCGGGATGACTTCCTCGCTGGGACGACCGCCACGGGGCTGGTCGGGGAGTTGGGCTGGACGATCACTTCGGTGGCTGGCGCTGCGGACTCGGATGTCCACGTTGTCAGCACTGCGGCCATCGTCCAGGGTCACCCTGGGGTCATTTCCCTGAACTCTGGGCCGACCACGCCCGCCATTGACGACGAGGGGTCACTCTTCCTCGTCAATGCGGACGGCCTGATTCTGCCCGACGGGGACGAGCAAGCCATCTATGTGGCTTCGATCGTCTACTTCCCCGCCATCGTGGACGTGGAGTTCAACTTCGGCCTGTTCGACGCAGCGAATGCGGCTGGCCGTGGAGTCAACTCTGTGTCGGTCGAATACGATGAGTCGGCGGATGCCGAGTTCAACCTGGTCTGCGTGGACGGTTCTGCCGCCCTGGCGACCGCCACCGATGTGGTGGTAGCTGCCGAAACGTGGTACCTGTTGGAGATTCTGGCCCATGAGCATGAGTGTCAGTTGTTCATCAACGGGGAATACAAGGCTCGCTGTGTTACCGCTGCGAACATCCCCGACGATGAGGGGCTGGCGCCTGGGTTCAAGATCGCTACCGAGGCCACCGCAGAGTGCGGCGTCAACATCGACGCCTTCATGCTGCGTGTTCCTGTGAGTCGATAGAAGGAGGGAGGGTAGGGGGGCCGCAAGGCCCCCCACCCAACCATGATGGATGCAATCGAACATGAGGGCATCTGGGCGCATCCTGGGGAGTGGCTCCCTGGGACCATGGCCCAATGCCCCCAGTGCATGGATGTCATCGAACCCAAGTTTGGCAACATCACCAAGACGGTCCACTTCAACATCGACCGTCTGAAGAACGACAACGCTGGCCACTACACGCAGGCCGAGTTGGCGCGTGATGTGATCGACACGGCGAAAGCGGAGGGGCGCGAGATAGCCCGCGCCCGCCAGTGGTAATGCCCAAGATCATTGGCACCATGGTCGAAGATGGCCTCGGCTCCGAGAAGTGGGTGGAGGCCACCCGCTACGCACGGCAGATGCTGCTGATCGCCCAGAAGCAGCGCACCGAGAAGCGGGAAACCAAGTGGAAGCAGTCGGAAGCCCAGTACACTGGCGACCACTGGCCCTCCACTTCTGGTGTCCAAGACCCGACCGCCGACCTGATCGTTATCAACATGTCGTTCTCGACGGTCAACACGATCGTCCCCTACATCTCGGGGGCCGACCCCCAGTTTATGATCACCCCCTGGTCGGTCGACGCCACCCTCACGGGCGCCCGCGCCCAGGAGGCCTGGCTGAACCGTTGGTGGGGCAGCCTGGAGGCTGGCGCTGGCCGCGCCGTCCAGGGGGCCGCCCAGGACTCCCTCATCTACGGCGACGGCTACGCCAAGGTTTCCTTCACCATCTCCGATCGTGAGGGCAAGTCGGTGGGCGACCTGTTCGCTGACCGCGTGGACCCGTGGAACATCTGGGTGGACCCGATGGCCACGGGCTTCCACGACGCCCGTTGGGTGTGCGAGCGCATCCGCACCAACCGCGAGGAACTGGAGGCGTCGGGCGCCTACGACAACATCCCCGACGAGTTCATCGGCATCGGGGAGGAAGGGGTCGGCTCTGCCGACGAACTGCACCAGCGCCCCGCCGACGACGGCAAGCACTGGATGGACCTCTATGAGTTCTGGGACAAGGTGGAGATCAGACTAATCGTGTTCGCCGCCCAGGGCGACCGTCCGCTCAAAGTGGTCGAGGGCGCCCGCTGCCCGATCGTCAACCTGACCAACCACTGGCTGCCTAAGCAGCCCTACCACATGGGCGAGCTTGAGCAGATATGGTCGCTGCAGACGGAGTTGAACAAGTCTCGCTCCCAGATGCTCACCCACCGCCGACGCAACATCCCCAAGTTCCTGGTGAAGTCCGACGCACTGGACGCGGAGACAGAGGATGCCCTGTCCTCCCAGGTGGTCAACCAGATGGTGAAGATCAAGGGGGACCGTCCGCTGTCCGACGTGATCGCCGCGGTCGGCCTCACCCCTCTCACCTCTGAGCAGTACAACGTGTCCGAGTTGATCACCCGCGACGTGTACGAGGTCACGGGGGTGAACGAGTACCTGCGGGGCGCCACCCCCGAGATCAGGCGCACCGCCACCGAGGCCAGCATCATCGAGGGTGCGTCGAACATCAAGACGGCGCACAAGCTGCGCAAGGTGGAGGTCTTCACCCGTCAGATCGCCGCCATCGTGCTGGACATGGCGGCTGACGTGTTCCCGCTCACCGACTACGAAGAGATGAACATGCTCATCTCGGGGCGTGATGCCCAGGCGATCAACACGGCCATGGCGGGTGAACACATGGCCGATCTGCAGGCGAGGGGCGCCAACCCTGAGGTGATGGTGTTGGAGGCCCAGGGCATGCAGATGTCCGACCAGACGGAACTGAACCTGGGTCCAGACCTGTTCAAGGGTCTGTACACAGTCGAGGTTCTGCAGAACTCGACGGAGCTTCGCAACCCGATCTTCAAGGAGCAGAAGTACCGCGAGATGGCCGTGCAATGCACCCAGCTTGCCCCCGTCCTTGCCCAGTACGGGGTGGTGCTGAACCTGCGGAAGTTGTACGAACAGTGGTTCGAGGCGTCGGGGATCACCAACCTGGACGAGATGTTCCGAGAGGTGCCGCAGCAGCCGATGATGCAGCAGCCGCAGCAGCCGCCTGGCATGGGCCAGCAGACGGGCGGTGGCGACCTGTCATCCCTGTTGCAGGGTCAGCCGAATCTGGCTGCAGCCATGCCGCCCAGCGCGGCCCTCACCGCCCTCAACACGGGCCAGAACCCCCCCGCCTAGCGGGTATTGTCGACTGATCGCCCTCTTCTAGTGAGAGACTAAGGTTTCTCAACAAGGAGGACGTATGCCAACTGACGGAATCGCTCCGTCACTATCCGAGGCACTCGACGCCGCCATCGCAGACTCGGGGGTAAGCCCCGAACCCAGCGACTTGGAAAGCTGGGCGGTCAATGAGGAAGGCGACCTCGAACTAGCCCCCACGGGTGCGAGCGAACAACCCACCGAGGCGAAAGACGAAGTAGCATCACTGCTGGAAGCTGCGAAACCATCCGAAGAAGACCAGTCGGCCAAGGTCGATGTAGGCTCCGAGGACTTCTGGAAGCGCCAGGTCGTGGTGGAAACGAGCGATGGACCCCAAACCATCACCTTTGGTGAGATGAAGAACGGGTTCATGCGACATGCTGACTACACAAAGAAGACGCAGGAGCTTGCCAGGGAACGCCAGCTTGTAAGCGAGGCTGTCGAACTACACAAGTCTCTGACGGCTGACCCAGCAGGGTTTGCCCGCTATCTGGCCGCGAAGGCTGGCCTCATCAGCGGGGACGATGTGCCGCAGAAAGACGTGAAGCTGTGGACCGACACCGACGTGGAAGCGGAGGTCAAGACCCGACTCGAAGCGGCTCTGGCCGACCATCCGCTGATCAAGCAGGCGCAGCAGGCCGAGGCCGTGGCCCGAGTTGAGGCTGCCTTCGGCACCCTGGAAGAGAAGTACGCTACGAAGCTGTCTCCTGAGCATCGCATCCTGATTCTGCAGGAGGCTCAGAAGCAGAACTCGGCGGACCTGGATTTCGTGTTCCAGGCCCTGCTCTACCGTGGCAGTCAGAAGTTGCTCAAGCAGAAGAACGCGAAGGGGTCGGCAACCCAGCGGCCCACCGCTGTTCCTCAAGACGAGGGACTGCAGGTGCCGAAGGGCAAGATGACTCCCGAGATGGCTCTGAACTTGGCGCTCCAAGAGCTAGGGGCCTCCCCCTAGTATCCCCAAGAAAGGAGGGTCACTTATAGATGCCTAATGCAACCTACGGCACTGATGGTCTGCTTGCTACCACGCTGAAGCACTACATCCCGACTCTGGCCGACAACGTGTTCACGTCGAAGCCTCTACTCTGGGTGTTGAAGAACGCGGCGCGCATCCAGAACCAGGAGGGCGGCGAGAAGATCGTGCAGCCCCTGGTGTATGGCCTGGCCACGAACAAGGGTTCCTATTCGGGAGCCGACCCGTTCACGACCAATCCCAACAGTGGTATCTCTGCCGTCGAGTTCCCCTGGAAGCAGTACTACGGTCTGTTCTCCATGGAGGGTATCGAGATGGCGAAGAACAGGGGCCGCTCGGCTCTGCTCTCCCTACTCGACGCTCGGCTGCAGCAACTGGAGTTGACCATGAGCGAAGAGCTTGAGATCATGTTCTTCGGTGATGGTTCTGGTAACGCTGGCAAGGACATGTATGGCCTGGAGTGCATCATCGACGCGTCTGACCCGTCATGGGGGGACTTCGGTGGGATTGACAGGACCGCTGCGAGCGGTGCCTATTGGCGCTCGACCGAAACTGGAATGGGTGGTGCCCTCACGGTGGCCGCAATGGTCACCCTGTACAACACCATCTCGGAAGGTAACGATCATCCGACCAACATCTTCACCACCGCGACACTCCATGCGAAGTACGAGTCGCTGATTCAGGCCAACCAGAGGTTCGAAGACCCGAAGATGGCTGATGCAGGATTCCAGAACTTGATGTTCAAGGGTACGCCGATGGCGTACTCGGCTAACTGCACCGCCACCTACATGTACTTTGTCAACATGAAGTACATCTGGTTGAAGTACCTGTCTGGTGTGTGGTTCAAGCCCAGCGAAATGCGGGCGCCCACTAACCAGGACGTGTGGTACAAGCACATCCTGTGCTATGCCAACCTGATCGCTTCCAACTGCAAGCGTCACGGTAAGCTCACTGGCGCGACCGCCTAGTGGCTCGGTGCGGGAGGGGTCAAAGCCTCCCGCACCACTATGGGAACAGAACAGAGACTGGTAACGAACGCCTGGACCTCCGAGGGGCGGTCCCCCCAGGATGCGCCCCGACCCGTCAGCGCGGGCGGACGCCTGGTAACTGACGTGGGGTTGGACTGGGTGCCCGACCGCTGCCAGGGGGTCACCCCCAGCGGAGAGGCCTGTACTGCCCCGCCGATGAAGGGTTCCGCCTGGTGCAATGGGCATGCGAAGCAGCAGGAGAAGATGAAGAATGGCTAGCCTGGCCGAACTGCGCACCTACGTGCGGCACATGACCCTGGTAG